ACCGTTCTATATTAGCTAATCCAACTATACCTGATATTAAACCAAAAGTTAATAGAGTTATCAAAAAGAGAGAAGGATTTAGACCATTCGCACCTATGGTTTCATTTGAAGATGCTAATAAATACTTTGATATGTGTGGACAAGAAGTTCCGTATATGAATCAGGTATTTCAAGTGAAAGATGATTTTATAGCAGGTTTACCATCTATTACACACATTGATGGAACAGCTAGAGTTCAGACAGTTCGTTCTACATTTAATCCACTTATCTATATGTTACTTAAAAAATTTGAAAAGAAAAGTGGTTATCCAATCTTACTTAATACCTCATTTAATCTTAGAGGTCAAACTATGGTATTAGATCCTGAAACTGCCGTAAAAACATTTTATGATTGTGAAATGGATTATTTAGTATTAGGTAACTATTTGATTAGTAAGTAAGTTTTTAATTACACAATATTTATAAAAAAGATTTATGGCAAATGTAGACATGAATTTTCCTTTATTTAAGGGAAAAACATTTAGTGATTTGTTGGGTGATATTTATGAAAACCAACAAAGTAAAAAGAAAAACATTTCAGGTCTTATTGAAGAAATGAGAAAGTTGGTAACTAAACCATCTGATGTAATTACGATTGGTCCTATCATTACACAATTAATTGAAGCGAGTATTAGTAATGATGATCATTTGATTAAGATTGCAAATATAGCACAAAAGTTAGTATTAGCAAACACTAAGAAAGCAGGAGATGAGGGTTGGTTAAGTGAAGATGATAAAAGAGCATTATTGGATGAATTAGATGCAACAGCGAAAGAAATCACACAAAGTACAGATGATAAGATTGAAGATTTGGAATTTGAAATTGAAAACTTAAAAGAAACATTGGGTAAATAACAATGGCACAAAATTTCTTTTCATCCCAACAATCCACACCACAGGTAGCATCATCCGGTGCAGGTATTTCTTTTGATTTAGCGTTAGTTAATAATGTTATTTTAGATATTAATGATATTAAGGATACATTAGATATACACCATAAGTTATATCCTGAATTTAATATTGATACTGATTATGTTGATAAAAATACATTAAAATATGGTGCTATTCGTTATAGATTACTTAGTGTTGGTAGTGAAACAAATGATGCGGATTTACCAATAGCATATCCATTATCTCGTGAAGACTTTGCTCTACCTGTTACGGATGAGATTGTAAAAATATATACAATTTTGGGTTTAGATTATTATGAAAGAATTAATATTGAAAACTCACCTAACTTTAATACTGATCTTAGAGTTTTTATTGCATCTAGTAAAACTACACCGGAAAGTTCTCAAAAAGGAAGTACATTAGAGAATTATCAAGAATCTCAATCATCCGGTATAACATCACAAACTAATAGTACAGCAGGTTCTATTGAAACAATTAGAAGTGGATTTAATGGTAAATATTTTAAAAGAAATTTAAAAATACATCAATTAGCATTAAACGAAGGTGATAAATTAATTCAGGGAAGATTTGGTAATAGTATTAGATTTAGTGGATATATACATTCCGATAAAACCAATGGAAAAGCATACCCTGCTATTTTAATTAGAAATGGTGAAAGTTCAGAAAATCAAAGTAAAAAAATATACGATATTGTAGGTGAAGATATTAATGGAGATGGTACATCTATTCAAATTACATCTGGTCCTTATAAGTCATTGTTTACCCCTACAATTAATGTAAAAAAAGAAGCAAACGATACATTTCCAAGTTCAGATAATTTAATTGGTGATCAGTTGGTAGCAAATAGTGGTAGAGTAATTTTATCTTCAAAAACAGCTGAAACTTTTTTGTTTAGTAAGAAAAGGTTTAGTATCTTTACTGATGATAATGTGACAATTGATAGTGAAAATGGTTTTAAATTGATTTCACAAAGAGGTAATATATCATTAAGAGCAAAAGGAAATAAAAATATTATATTAGAAGTAAATAGTGGTGGTAAGGTTTTTCAGGGTTCTCCAAATGCAAAAGAGCAAGCTATTTTAGGTAATAAATTAGTAGATTTAATAAGTCAATTGATAGATGTTATGACAAATGTACAATATCAAACATATATGGGACCTACTATTCCAGGTGGTATTTTACCTCAATATAGAACACAACTAACTACTATTAAAACACAATTAAAATCGGCTCTTTCTAAAAATAACTACTTAATCTAATGTCTTGGAAACAATTTGAAAAAGAGGTTGCAGAGCAAATGGAGATTGGGTTTAAAAGTCCTGATGATTTTGCCAGATTTTTTACAGACAAATATGATGAGTGTGTAAAAAGGGGTGTAGATTTTATTACATTAAATCCGGTTAGTAAAGGTAACAAAGATTTGATGTATTCTATGGTACAAATTGCAAACTTAACATCAGCAGCTGCTTTAACTCCGGCATTATATGATTTATATTTTAATATGTTAGGTGATGCTGTGGTTGGATATTGGAGTGGTGCAAGATTACAAAAAGTGGTAATCCCATTAATACCCGCAGTTGGTGCTCTAACTAATATCGGTGTTAAGGAAAACATTGTAACCGTTCCTGGTCAATGGCCTAAGGCAAAGGTAAGACCAATGAAAAATGTTAGAGTATTTTTAAAAACATTTACATCATTTGCAAGAATACATTTAATATCAATTAAGGGTTTGTGTACAACTGTTTCATTATATCCACCTTTACCTGGTATTGTAGGAGATGGTATTATACAATGGAGTGGGTATAAAGTAGTAGAACCTAAAAAGAGATATACAGCAGAAATAGCAAATGTGTATGAAAATCCTAATGAAACAAGTAATATTAGCTATGTGTTTGAAAAAGGAGTAGAAGTTAATACACAAAAAATAAATGATAATTGGGTATATGCAAAAGATAAGAACAATAGACGTGGGTTTATTAAAAAAGAATTTATAACTAATAAAACCCCAAATTAGTAAAAAACAATAATTATATATAGTAAATTACAATTTATGGATCAGAAAGATTTAATTAAAGCATTAGTAAAAGTTCTAAGAGAAGATATTAAAAAAACTCTAAAGGAAGAAATACGAATTGCAGTTAAAGAGGTGTTGAACGAAACAATTAATGAAACACCTAAACAAAAGGTAAATGAAAATTACCAAATGAAATCAAAAGATAATGGTGAGTGGGGTACAATTGACTACACAAAAAGACAAGCTGCACCGAACAGACCAATGATTAGTCCTGCAGATTTAGGATATGGAGATGGATTTAATTCTTATATTCAACCTGATAATAGTTGGGGTGGAATGAATGAAGAATATGGTTCCTATATGCAAGGTCAAGAAAATGGGGGTGGTATACCATTAGAACATAAAGTTAGAATGGCAGCACAAAGAAATCCAGATGCAACCGCACCTGTGTTAAAGGCTTTAAATAGGGATTATTCACAATTAGTTAAAAAATTTAATAAGGGATAAGTGTAAGTGGCAATAGAAGTACAAAAATCATTTGTAATTGATTCTCAAGATAAAAGTGTTGGGATATCACTACCATTGGGTAGTTCAAACAATGGTTACTTTGCTGTGAATTATACCACAAAAGATCAGGTTAAAACAAATCTAAGAAATTTAATTTTAACTGAACCTGGTGAGAGAATTGGTAATCCATTATTTGGTACACCATTGAGAAGATTTATATTTGAACCTTATATGGAAGGTGAATTCGAAGATGGTATAGAAAATGCAATAACAACAGCAATTAATACTTATATGCCTTTTATTACTATCAATTCTATTATATTTGATAATAGTAATGAAAATAAAGATAAGCATTTAGTAAATTTAGAATTAAAATATTCAATAAACTTTTCAGCAATTCCAATTGTTGATACATTAACGGTTAACATATAGTATGGCACTGAATCCTAAAGATAAATCGTGGATATCTAATAAGAAAGATATAAAATATTTAAACAGAGATTTTAGTTCTTTGAGACAATCTCTAATTGAGTTTACTAAAACCTATTTCGCTAATACGAATAGTGATTTTAGTGATGCATCTCCTGGTATGATGTTTATAGAACAAGCCGCATATGTGGGTGATGTTTTATCATATTATACCGATGCTCAATTAAAAGAATCATTTATAAATGTAGCATCTAATGTTGCAAATGTATTTAGACACGCTCAGAATTTTGGATATGTTCCTAAAATAAGTAGACCGGCAACTACTACATTGACAGTGTATCAAGTAGTTCCATCAGTAAACCCTTCTAATCCTGAACCTGATAGTAGATATTATCTTAAGATTAAAGAGGGTATGGAAGTGGTTTCATCTACTAATAATAATATAACATTTAGAACTACGGATATAGTTGATTTTGCCGATCCTAAAGGTAGAACTATATCAGTATTAACAAGAATAGGTGCTCAAATAGATCAATTTTTAATTACAAAAGAGGTTCCAGCAATTAGTGCTACGGTTGAAAGTTTAAATTTAACTGGATTTAATAATCCATTTAGACCTAATCCAACCTTTACTATTACAGATAATAGATTTATTAAAATTTTATCAATTAAAGATTTAAACGATCAGACATATTATTATGAAGTTCCATATTTGGCGCAAGAAATGATATATGTTAAAGAGCAAAATGCATCGATTAATAATTCGGTATTAGCAACTGAAGCTACTTCTACACCTTATATTTTAAAACAAATCAAAACAAATAAAAGATTTACCACTAGAGTAATAGGTGAAGAATTAGTACAAGTTAGATTTGGTGCAGCAAGTGAATTTACAGCTGATGAAATGATTATACCTAATACT